ACAATCATTTCTGCTTTTTTGTTTTCCAATGGATTTCAAAAGAGTGCAGGAGTGATTTTTCTTTTTGTAGTAATTATTAACATTCCTTTTCCCTCCTTCCAATTATATAAGGAGAAAGAAGATGAACAATGATGTTATGTGAAGAATGTAACTCTCACCTAATTCTGAATAAGAGAAAAGAATTGGAATGCCAAAATTGCGGTAAAGTTTCTGAAGAAGAATCTGAAAAAATAATTGAAGAGTTGTTGCACAATGAGAAAGAAAATTTGTAAATGTGGAAAAATCGTAAGTGATATAGAAGTATGTAGTTGCCGGAAAAAAGAACGTCAACAAAAGACTAGACGTTGGGAAAAACTAAACCCTGAAGAAGCCAAATTTTTGAGTTCTGCCAAATGGAAAAGATTGAGAATCAAAATTTTTGAGCGTGACAGTTTTCACTGTCAAAGATGTTTATTAAAATATGGAATCTTAAATACTGAATCCCTTGAAGCACATCATATTAAATCAAGAAGGAATTTTCCTGAATTGCGTTGGGAACCAAAAAACATTCTTACATTATGTAAGACTTGCAACGTGCAGTTAGGAACAAATGATGAATTGGATTTTGTACCAAACAAAAATTTACATGAGACTGTCGAAAGTGTTCATGAATATAAACTATATTAAAAGGAGTGTTGCTTTGTGTCTATGAGTATGGGTAATAAAGGCGGTAGGCCGGCAATGGCTTCTTCAGTTAGGAAAGGTAAAGATATGAACAAGCAAGAGTTAGCAATTCGTGAAGAAGCTGAAAAGCGCCTATTAGGTGATATTGAACAGGTTAAAGAAGTGCCTGAAATTTTGGATGAATTGGCTCAAGCTTACTACCTTTTCATGGTTGAGAATCTAGAAACTAGCAATCTATTGGGCAACCTTGATATTCCATTACTTACAGAAACGGCATTCTGTTTAGCAAGGTTAGAAGAAACACGTTCCACAATGATTAGAGTTGGAACACTTGCTTATGAATTAGATAAGAACGGCAATGAGAAGGTTAAGAAACACCCTATCGTTGACGTTTATAACACCCTTTTAAACCAGTTTAAAACATTAGGTGGACAATTATGTATGTCTCCTTCTGCAAGAACACAAATGGCCAATATGCAGTTACAAAATAAAGAAGATGAAAAAGACCCTGTTTTACTAGCTTTAGGAATGGTTAAATAAAATATTTTGAATTTTCTTTAAATTAATGACCCACAATTGATATTGAATATATATAACTGTTTGTAAGTTGAAAAGAAAGACATTTTCTTTTTCATCCTACAATTCTCCCTTGTATTTTTACAACTAGATATTTTCTCCCCTTAATATCTAGTTGTCTTTTTCGGAGTGACAAGATAGGTTGTGCTTAACTTTTTTCCTCCCCTGTTTTAGTTAAGCGTAGGTTCAATTCCTACCCACTTCATATAATCTCCTTTCCCTACTGGTTGGGTGTTGAGAGTTTCAATTGTCAACAAGATAAACCAGTTATACTATCATGCGGAAGCAAAGATGTGTAGGCTTTGTGAGTGTAAAACTTAGTTGGTGTAACGATTGTCCAACCTTCCGCACCGAACTAAAAACATCCCTTCTTATGGCATTGGTTTTGGATGTTCCAACCGTAGGAAGTAAAACTGATTGGAAAGAGAGCAAGGTTATTTCACTCCACGGCAAAAGTGAAACGGTAGAATTTTTAGAACTGTTTTAATTACCGGAACTATGAAAAACAGTCAGGTGTTTCTTTTGGAAGGTTATTTCCTTCACCTAGACCAAAAACGAAAAAACAAAGGTTTAATTTTTCTTTTAGTGTATTTCTTTTTCTATTGTCCAAGCCAATGAGCAGAATAAATGAAAAAGTAAATACGCTGGTCATTTTAAATAAGTATCATTCAACAACGACTGAATCCGCAAAATAACAAGTTCGCAAAATGAGCGTAGGTTCTAGGCGAAAACTACTAATGGTTAATGGGTGCGCTTCAGTTGTTCTTGAATGATATTTAGTTCCTTCTGTCAAACTGCTTTAAACGTTTTAGACGTTTTAAAGGTTGTAAACGTTTGCGAATCAACAAATAACGGTAGACGTACCAAGCTGATGTTATTAGAAGGTCTTTATCAGCTACTTGTTTATAGGGTGTGCTAATGTTCAGGGTTAATGTCTTTACGAAGCTTAACCTACTATATCGCCCTATAAAACAAGTATTTTATTAGGTAAAAGTAATAGAAAGGAGAAGATATTCATGATTGAAATGGGTGTAATTGTGGCCGTAATTATTGGTGTCGGTCAAGTTATCAAAAACGCTACTCCAATCAATGCTAAATATCTACCAGTAATTAACTTGGTTCTTGGTGTTATCTTAGGAGTTCTATTCCTATCTGATGATATCAAAACAAACATCTTTACTGGCCTTATCATTGGTTTAACTGCAAGTGGCTTGTTTGATACTACTAAGACAGTTAAAGCTTCAAAATCAAGCGCTCAAGGTTAACTAAGCGCATTGTACATTGACAACTCAATAACGTAAGATGAATGACATTCCTATGTCACATAAAGAAGCGCACTAGCGCACAACTTATATTTTTTTGAAATAAACGTTTAAAACGTTTTATATAATATTAAACTGTTTAATATTGTTTTAGATAGTTTAAAAGGTTTAAAAGAGGATTGTTCATTTTGGACAATCCTTTTTATTTTTTTAGGAAGGAGAAAAAATACATGTTTTGGGATTTAGATGAAAAAGGCAACTTCATTATAGAAAAGAATGAAGACTTGCTTGGTTATCGTTGGGCAAAAGATGTTGTTGAAGGTCGGTTCGTGGCAAACAACTACATTAAATTAGAATGCCAACGTTATATAGACCGTTTAGAGAAGTTGCAACATCAAGACGATTTTAGGTTTCACTTTAACTATGAAGAAGCGCAGATTATCTTCAATCTTCTGAAGCTAATACAATACTCTACTGGATTCTATGTTGGTGAACCAATCACAAATCATATTGCAGGATTCCAAGCAATGATTTTTGAGAACATATTTTGTTGGTTTGATAAGCATGAAGATGAAAATGGTCTCCACAAGAAAATGATTGAGGAAGTCTATTTACAAGTAGGCCGGAAAAGTGGAAAGAGTTTTATTTGTGCAATTCTAGAGATTTTGATTATGTTACGTTCTCCTAGATTCTCTCAACATGCTATTGCAGGAAAGACTAGAGATATCTCGACAATCGTTAAGAGAGAAACAGAACAATTGATTAAGTCTTCCCCTGCCCTTGCTAAATATTTCAAGATTACTAGAGATAAGATTCTTTGTACTTTGAATGAGAGTTATATGAAAGCGCTATCCGGTGAAGCAAACAACATTAATGGTTTATTACTTTCTTCTTTTATTGTTGATGAAGTAGCCAACCAAGAAAGCCAAGATATTATAGGAGCGCTCAAACTCTCACAGATGAACACTAAAGAACGCTTATCTATTTATATATCAACTGCCTATGATTTAGAACACAACGCTTTCAGAGAGCTATGTGACTACCACAAACGCATTCTAGAAATTGAAAGTGATACAACTAACACATTTGGCCTAATCTTTGAATTAGACAAAGGTGACGATTATACAGATGAAGCCAATTGGATTAAAGGTTCACCACTTCAAATGACTTTTGAGAATGGTAGAAACTTCTTGAGACAAGAGTTTAAGAAAGGTATCGAAGTTCCTAGTTCAATGAGGGAATTTAGAATCAAGATTCTTAACCAATATCTAAGTGGAGAAAGCGCAGAACAATATGTAAGTCTAGCTGATGTTCAAGTATGTAAGGCTCCAGCGCTATTTAATTGGGATAGGAAAGAAGTTTATGTTGGTGTTGACTTTGCCCTTTCAAATGATAATTGCGGTATCTCAATGACCCACTATGACGCTCTAAATGAAAAGATTTATGCAAAGTCTTGGGGATTCATTCCACTTGATAGAGTAGACGAAAAATCAAGGGTTGAAAAGGTTGATTATCAACTAGCAATTCAAAATGGTGAATGTTTTGCAATCGGTGATAGAATCGTTGATTACAAATTCATGGAAGAGTTCGTAATGAACCTTGAAAAGAAATATGGAGTTATTAACAAAGGTATTGGTTATGACAAATACAATGCTACTTCTTCAGCTAATAAGTGGTATGACGCTGGTTATGAAGTTATTGAAGTACCACAAAGAGCGTTATTCCTTCATCCGGCTACAAAATGGCTTAAAGAGAGTATTATGTTGAAAAAATTCTCTTATGAGCAGAACAAATTGCTGGAAATCAACTTCTCAAATGCTAGAGAAATGAAGGATGGAAACTTGAACACTTATCTAAATAAGAAAAAGTCTATCGGAAAGATAGATATGGTTGCAAGTTTGGTCAACTCAATTGCTCTATGGGAAATTGACGAAAAACAGAACGCTAAGAACATCTATGAAACTGATAGAAGAGAAGGAATTATAGTAATTTAGGAGGAAACTATGGGATTTTTAGATTTATTTAAACCTGAAAACAATGACAATCAATTAGAACAACGTAGTTACAACAGGGATTCAAGCAGTTTTAAGGCTATTTTCAGTTCAGAAGCCACTATTACAGTGGATGATATCTTAGAAATACCAACTGCACAAGCTTGTCTAGAAATTATCTCTAGCACAATCGCACAATTACCTATTTATCTTTATAAAGAAGATGATGATGGAGAAATCAGTCGTATGCACGATGATTATAGAGAAAAGTTCTTAAATGAAGAAACAAATGAATTTGAAACTGCTTTTAACTTCAAGAAACATGCAGTTCAACAATATTTACTTCATGGTGTAACTTATGCCTATGTTGAAAAATCAGCAAATGAAATTGTGGCCGTTCATAGATTAGAAGCTGACAAAATGCAACTGGAAAAGAAATATAAACGTGGGTTCATCCTTTCTGATGTTGATTATTCTTACAACGGTGAAGGTGGACAAGCAGAATTTAAAGAACATGAACTGCTAAAAGTATTGAGAGACACTAAAGATGGAGTTAAGGGTTACGGTATTTTAGAATCCGGCAAAAAATTGATTAACACTATCAAAGGTGAATCAACTTACCTTGAAAACATCTATAAAAACGGTGCTTTACCAATGGGTATTCTATCAACTGATGGAAGATTATCTGATGGAACACTTAAATCTATCAAAGAATCTTGGCAAAACATTTACACTGGTGTTCATAATGCTGGTAAAACATTGTTGCTTGAAGAAGGTTTGAAATATCAACCACTTTCATTAAATCCAAACGATTTACAATTGAAAGATAACAAAAAAGACCACCGTTCAGAAGTATGTAAATTATTCAACCTTCCTGAATCATTGGTTAACTCTCAAGCAAACAAATATGCAAGCATTGAGCAGAATAACATTCACTTCTTACAATATTCTATCTCACCAATTCTGAAAGCATTTGAAAGTGCTATTGATAGAATCATGTTGTTGGAAGATGAAAAAGAAGACGGTTATTTCTTCAAGTTTGATGAAGCACAAGTGTTAAGAATGACACAAAAAGAAAAATATGAAACTATCAAGCTTGGACTTGACGCTGGTATTATTTCAATGAATGAAGGCCGTTATGAACTGAATATGAAATCACTTAAAGACGATTTCATGAAGTGGTCATTAGGTAACATTCTATACGATAAAGAGAAATCAACATTGATGATTCCTAACATGGGAACTGTTATGAGTACAGACGGTAAGCTTATTGTGAATTCTAAAGACGGAATGATGGCAAACCCAAATATGAATTCAAATCCGGCTCCTGAAGATAAAGAACTATCTGAAGATACTGAATTAACAAAAACTAAAGAAGATGGAGAACTTGACAATGAATAATGTATTGACTGCATTTGTGGCCATTATTAAGCACATAGTTTTAAACGTTTCAAACTATTCATTTATTATTGGTCTTGCTTTCATTCTTTATTATGTTGCTCACACTTATGGTATACCAACACTTATTCTTAGTGTTGGTGTATTATTGGTAGCTTTTGGATTTTTAATAGAGATTAGCAAGAATAGTAAAAAAAATTCAAAAAATTTAAAAAAGTTTTAAAAAACATGTTAAATTTTCGGCTCAAATCACACATATAGAGTGAAGATGATTTAAGTAGTTTTAAAGGTTTTAAACTATAAAACTATCAAGGAGGTTTCAAACGTGAATCAATTTGAATTGCGTATGATTCCTACCTCAATTTCTACTACTGATGATGGAAAAATGTATTGTGAAGGTTTGGTTAACAAAACTGATTCTTGGTCTAATGAACTAGGTGTTAGTCGAAAGTTCGTAGAGAAGGTTAATAAGGGTGTTTTTACAAGAGCCTTACAATCTGCTCCACGCATTGACTTTTTAGCTGAACACGATACAAAAAGGGTTTTAGCAACAACAGAAAACGGTTCTCTTGAACTGTTTGAAGATGAAGAAGGTTTGAAAATGAGAGCAGAAATTTGTCCTACTTCTTATGGTAGAGACGCATACGCTCTTATGCATTCAGGAATTGTTCGTCACATGAGTTTTGGAATGAAAGTTTTAAAGGATAGTTGGACAAGACGCACTGCTAGTTTATATGAGCGTGTAATTGAAGAACTTGCTTTAGCTGAAGTTTCAGTTGTTAGAAATCCTGCATATTCTCAAAGCGCTATTTCTGCTAGAAATATCGAGATTTTAGAAGATGTAGAAATTCCTTCTGACGTAGAAGATTCTAAGGAGGAAGCAATGGAGCAAGAGAAAAATGAAGTTGTTGTAGAAGCAACAGAATTGAAGGAAGTAGTAGCCGAACAACGTGCTTACTTTGAACCTATCTATTCTAAAGCTGGTGCAATTAACAGATGTTTAGACACTATCACTCAAGCCACTGAATTGATTGCATTCGCAAATGAAAATGGCAGTGATACTAAAATTGTCGGTTCATTACAAGGTGCAATTCAAGCCATTACAGATTACATGATTTCATTAACTATGAATCAACCAAAAGAAGTAACTGTTGGTGACATTGTTGCTGATGTAGTGAGTGAAGTTGTTGATTCTATCGTTGAAGATAGAAGCCAAGAACTTGATGAAGTAGAAATTAAGGAAGAAATTCCGGCTGAAGTAGAATCTGTAAATCCTGATTCTGAAAAAGAAGAAGTGACAGAAGAAGCTACTGAAGTTTCTGAAGATTCCGAAATTTCTGAAGTTAAAGAAGTTATTGAAGACAAGGAAGAAGTCGTTGAAGAAAAACCGGCTACCGACTTTGCTCAATACCGCAACAAAATCAAGGAGGATATCAAGCTATGAATTTAAAAGGTTTGATTGAAAAACGCAACGGTCTTAATGCTGAAGCAAAAGCATTGCTAGACGCTGTTGAAACAGAAAAGCGCTCATTTGAAGGAAGCGAAGACGAAG